ATAAACCTCTTTTCTGGTGGATGTTGGAGCGTGCTCTTTTCCTGAGCCTACTGCTGGTCCACCTCTAGCCTTGCGTGCCGTCTTGGTTGGCTTGCGCGAGACTCCATCTTCATCAAACCGCTCTGGTAACCTGCGAGCAGATCGAGCAGTTAGTTCATCCCAATACTCTTCAGTCTGAGGATTGTACCCATCTCGGCTAAGAGATTGGTCAATCGCCATTACGATTGCAGAGTCTTCGTCACGACCATTAGAGTCGTACCAAGGATTATCTTCCATAAATTGCTTGGCCAGATGCATAGTCCGGTCATCAACCTGTGGCGCGGTGTTTACTTGTTGCGCTGCTTGCTGCTTATTGTAGTTAAGCTGCTGGGCTTTATTCATGGCCTCGTCACGATATTTCATCGCTTTGGTTACGTCATTGCCGTTGTTACTTTCAACCGCTTTGGCGATAACTCGCTCAGCCATTCCTACTTCTTTTTGTGCCTGAGCAATGGCAGCGTCAATGCCTTGAAGCTCTTGATTATGAGCTCTCTGCTCTTGAGTGCTGATGCGTTTTTCTAAGTCATCATTACGATTTCTTAAAAAGTCAAGCTCTGTTTTGTCGCGCTTGATGGCGGTTTCACGCCGTTCTTTGCGGTCCACTTTTTCTTTGCGGCGGCGCTCACGAATAGCATCTCGTTCAGAATCATCGTCATCATTATCCATGACGCGATCATCTTCATCATCACTAGATTCAGACTCATCTTCAGAGACTGGCTTTTCTTCGACAATGATAATATCTTCATTTTCATCTTGCTTCTTATCATCTTCGATCATTACTGTATCGTCTAGTTCTTCACTCATTACTCATCTCCTTATCAGATGAATGCCTTGATTTTAAGTGGGTCGCCTATAACGCTACCCATAATATCAAGATCATTAAAAATTACAAACATTGCTGCCTCGCCATGGGGTGCGTCAGGAATAGGAACTTCCCACCGATCTCCACCATACTTAGCAACCCTCACAAAATCACCTTCTGTACACCAATTACCCTCTGGCCAGCTTTCCATCGTATTACGATTTTTAAAAGCTAAAGGTCCAACAGCAACAACTTTACCTACTTGCGTGTTCCACTTCTCTGTGTCAGAAGTATCAGCGGTAAGTAGTATTCCACCGGCTGTTTTGCTTTTTGCTGTGCGTATTTGGATCAGAACGCGGCTACCAAAAGGCTGAATGCCAGCATTTACTGCTGGAAAAGCCTCTGCAAGTGCGTTCTCATAAGTCGAAGTTTCCATTTTTGTCCTCGTCTAGTAAGTTTAAAAGTACGTCCATAGCTGCCTCATAACCGGCAACTACTCCAACACGATACCCGTACTCGAAAGTATCGCGGTCCTGTGGCCTCCTCAAAGCTTCAAGCGCAAACTCCGCTTGATTAGCTTTAAGAAGATTTAAAAGTTTCGATTCAATATTCATTAAGCATTATTCTTAGGCTTTTTCGCTGTCTTAGCTGCGCTCACAAAAGCGCTTGATGATGGCGCACCTACCTGCCCTTTCCTGCGCATTTTTTCAGGCTTACCTGTAACTGGATCTTTTTTACCAGCTGCAACGCGCTTCTGTTTAGCTGCGATGTTTGAGTACAAACCTTTTTTAGCTGTCATGACATTGCCTCAGTGTAGTTGTTTAATATTATATCCAGCCGCCATAAATTTAAGACGCTGGATCGCCTTTTGATATTGTTCTAGGCTTGCCATTAGCATAAATAATAGGGTTGCCGTTCTTATCAACATTGCCTTGCCAGTGATTACGGCTAACTCCAGTCATAGCTCCAAAACCAGCCGCCATACGCTTATGCTGAGATACTTGGTCTGAATCCATATTTACTGTGCCGCCTTTGGCGTAGCCCTTTGTTTTCATCTTGCCACCCTTAGAGTAGCCTTTACTTTTCATCATTTTCTTCTTCCTCTGCATAAATATTGTTGAAGACTTGATTAACGTCTAACGTGTAATCCAAATCAGACTTACTGTAATGGATGTGCTGAGACGGTCTAAAGTCAGGAGCGCCTTCTCCTAATTCAAACCAAGCTGGGTGACTTACCCTAACCCGGTTGTTTGGTAAGGCGACTATGTTGCCTGTCCATTTGCTATCACCAAGAAGTTCCAAGACGTGAGCCTGCTTGTGCTGCGCTGGATCGTCTGCTACTTCTGAGTCGGTATAGTCAACGGTAAAATAGTATTTGGCAGGATAAAACTTCCCGTCAATCTTTGCGAGCCATGGCGCTGGTGTGCATCTGTCTAAAACATAAACACTGTGCGTATGTGACGCACAATCCCACGGCTGGGCCTCATGTGTAGACATGGGCTCTGGCCACTCGGCAACGGGAGTGTCTCCCATTAAAGCTGTTATGGGCATTCTTGCCCACATAGCCCCGCCATGAACATTAGGTTCATCATTATCATAAGTTTCCGCTCCAGTGAATATCATCTGGAAGCTCAAACAACGATTCGGTAAAGTCGTAACAGCCACGGCCATGGCGTGAATCCACTCGCCATGAAACTTTTCATGGTTGTGCGTGTATTCTTTTCTTACCCAGCACTTAAAGTGAGGTATGTTGCTCTGTAAGAAGGCCATTAAGGATCAATTCCTTTGCCGCTGGTGTATGAAGTCTTTTCTCCGTACTCCATTTCCATCTCTGCTAGTTCTTTGGCCGTCATATTATCAGCGCTATTCATGCGCTCTCTTGCTGCCAAGTCTGCTGCCTTACGCTTATTCTCGCCTGCTTCGCGAGTGTTAAGTCGATCAGTCTCAGACATCTGGCTAATATTGTTGCGCTCTGTTTCTGACAGCTCATGAAGTCCAGCCAATTCTGCTTTCTCTTCACGCTCTGCTTGCTTGACGGCCAGTTTGGCACGCTCAATTTCAGCAGTCTGCTGCATTTTAAGCTGCGCAATTTCATTGGCCGCTTGCATCTTAGCATTGTCCAGTTGAATCCTAGCGCCATCTCGCTCTGTGCGTTGGGCAAGCTCACTCTGCTTGATCTGCGCACTAAGCTCTGCAATTTTCATTGCATCGCCAGGCTGTTGAGGCTGATTCTCAGGCTTGAACTGCTGAGCCTGCTCATTAATTTTAACAAGTTCTTGAGCAAACCCACCTAACTGTTGCTCAATAAACTCTTGAACCTTGAGGATCACTTCAACCTGTTGCTCTGCTTCTTCAGGTATCAACTCTTGAGTCTGCGCCTCATCAATTGCATTGTGCGCCTCAACTAAGTAATAGTTTAATAAATGATCTCGCATGTGCATCGCCATTGGATAAAAGAACGTGCTCATAATGGTTGGATTAGAGCCAAACATTGGAGACTTTAAAAAAGGCAGGTGGACCTGCAAGTGAGCTAGGTGATCCTGCTGAGGCAATACATATATGCCTTGATTCATTGCTGCCGCCACGTTCTCGCTCACTGGATCTCGATCCTCTGAGCCTGCTTGCGGAGCCATTACCTCTGAAGGCGGGACTTTTAATGTTCGCAAAAACATCTCTTCAATTGCAACTTGGTCATACATTTGCGGCATTTTTTCAGCACGCTGCATGATTGCTTGGATCTGTGCAAAGCGCTGAGCTTCACTGAATATTGCAGGATTACTGATCGGTACTACGTCAGATGGTCCGTCAAAGTCTTCTGCCGATATATCTAGGCCAGCGTCTAACGCATCAAGCTCTTCCTGCGTGTAGTACATTGAGTTAATGCGGTGAAGAATGTTAAAGCTGCGAGCCATTGATGCGTGTAAGCGAGAATGAATTGAGCTAAACACAACCATACCCTGCTCAATGATAGCCATCGTTGTACCGACAGGCGCATTCGGATTTTGGTCGTTAAACTTCTCAAACGATGTCTGCACAACGCCTTTGCCTGCATCAACTAAGAAGCCTAGCAGTTGGAATAATGTAGGGCTCGGTCCAGCAAAAGGTAACGGCATGGCAAGCTTTCGCACGTCATCAATCAACGCCCCGCCTTCCATCTCAACAATCTCAGTAGGCTGAACATTTAAAGTCTGGCCGTTAGGTCCACCCTTCAGCTTCAATAGAGTTGGCACGTTCTGGATATACGCCGAGTCTAATAGGGCTCTTAGTGCGCCAGTAGCCGCGCCACTCAAACCGCCGATCATATGAGTCAAACCAATTGGATAAGCGCCACGCCATGGAACAAATGGGAATTCTACGATCCAGTGCAGTTCGTTCTTCCTAGTGTCTTCTTCTTCCCAGTTACGGTAAAGAGACAGCGCCTTATCTGAAGACTTGTCCACGCTCAGGATGTAAGGCGCTAATCCTTCGCCGTCTTCAAAGTCCATAAACGTGTAAATTTCAAAGATGGTTCGCAGGCCATCTTCATTGTAGCTAGTGTTCTGCTTGCCCTCGATCTTCTCGTTGGCACGCTCAGCTGCGCTAAATTCGGGCTCATTTGGAGTAGGCAGATCTATATCTGCATACATGCCAGCTTCGACACGCTTTTCGTATTCCATCTGCGTAACGTACTGAACGTGAGTCTTACGCTCTGCGGTGTAAAAGTTTGTGGCTGAGAAGGGAAGGTAGATGTCATCAATAGGCACGAACTCAGAGGTGGGCCGCATGAATCGAGCGTTCCACATAAACTTCATGTACTGACCGCCGCCCAAAGGTAGCTGCGTGCTTAACTGCTCAAGCTCTGAGCGAAACTCAACCATCTGCTCAGTCGTCTGCCAGTTCATAAACTCAGTCTTGCGCTGGGCCTTGCCGACCTTGGCCTTGTCTGCCTCGCCTATGATCTTAGACTTTACTGGACCTGTGGGCGGGAATATCTCCTTGATGAATCGCGCAGAGAAATCAACACAAGCCTCGACCAGCATGGGGTGAACAACTTTGTTTGCGCCTTGGAACGTGGCTCCACCCGGAGCGTCATCACCTAGTCCAGTGCGGCGCAAGCCTTCTTCGTACTGCAGGTCTCGCTTCTGGCGAGCCTCTTTGTCTCTCTCAATCTTTTCCATCAAGTCGTTGATAGAGTTTTTTAATACGCTCTCACTGACTTCTTCAACAATGTTAGCAAAGTGATCAGACGCCTCTCGGACAGAGATTTTTTCCATCTTAACAACAGCGCCACCGTCTTCAGTATCCTCAAACTCTAACTCTTCTTCTGGAAGCTCTACCATTGTAACTTCTTCTACTTCAATCTCAATCTCGTTTTCTTCAGCCACGTTAAGCCTCCTGTAGTAGTTGGTTGGCAATTTCATTAATTCGACTAGCGTTATAAATTACTGGACCGCCTTCAGCAAAGTTCTCAGGCATTATACCCTGTGCAAGTTTATTTATCTTATCTGCGTCATATTTAGCGATAACTGCACCACCACGGGCAAAATCACTACGGTCAAGATCAGATACGCCTTGATCCATGTAGTCCATTATGTCCATTTCACGCACAATTCTAGATGTTTTTTCTGGGCTAAATCGTCTGTGAGACATGTAAACATCATAAATATTCCGGACCTCATCCATGTCAAGCCCATATCCGCCGCCATATTTTTCATCTAATATCTCATTCATATTTATTTCGTCATCAATATCAACAAGTCCGAACAGTTCTAATTCGTCAGCATTGATATCACGAACTATCATTTCATTATCTGTTTTGTTCAAAAAATGCATGACGGAATCAGCTAGTTTAGCCTCGTAATTAGGTTCTTGTTTGATATAAGACTCTGATT